AGAAGAAAGTTTGTCGTACAGGTTATCTTCAATAGCTTCCTCAGTGATTGCAAAAGCGAGAGCAATTGTCTCGTTAGTGTATCTTGCTGTGAAAGTTTCTTGCGCTTGATCAAAAGCAACTCCAGATCCTTCTGGTTTTACTAATGCGTTAGCGAAACCTGACAACATAACTTCTTCTTCAAAAGCTCTGTCAGATGACTCAGTCGTATAGATCTCCGCCGACTGATTTTCGTATTGTTTGTACTCCAGGCCAAATAAGGCATTTAAACCTGGCTCTAGTTCTTTGACTAGTTGATTACGTGATATTGCCATAATTTATTCTCCCTATATTCCAGCTATATTGTTACCTAGGATATGACTACAAATCATTACTCTCCATACGCTTCCGCTTACGGATACGTCCTGATTCTCTGTATCTCTAGTGATGCCTAGTAACTTCACTTGGTTTATTGCAGTCGTAACAGCGCCGATTGTGAAACCCGAAATATAATTCGGTGCTCCAGAACCTGCATTGTCTACGATTGGTGCAGTATTTCCTGCATCAGCCTGCGTAAGTGACGTTATATTTGTGCGCATTTCAAACATTGTTTGTGGATTATCATTCACAAGACACGTGTGATCTGTCGCAGCATTATTAGGCGCCCAGTTGGACCATGTTGGCTTCTGTGTACTCGGATCAGTGTAGAACGAGCCGTTTAGTGAACCTAGTGCATTAACTACTGCAATACCTGCCGTACCTACGACAACGTATCCTGTAGCTGCTAATAAAACTAAGTCATGATGGTCGATTGCTGTTGTTGACGCAGCTTTCTTCCATTCGCCTAAACCGGCGTTATGATCTGCCTGACCGACGTTTCTGAGAGGTCTCAAACCGAAACCTGTCGTACTTTGGTTAGCCATAGTTGTTCTCCAAATGTAGACCATTATTCATAGTCTACGGTTTATATAAATTTCGTTGGTTGAATGTTAAAAAATTAACGTTTTCTACCACCGAAGGTTGTACGAGACTGTCGATCAATATTGATCGGCATACTCTTATGCTGTTCCTTCATTAAATCGTTGTCTACTGCATCCATCTGATCTTGTCCTAATTTGGAAAAGTATTCAGATCTTTGCTTCGCGATCTCTTCTGGTACCCTTGTCAGCACAAGGCCTCCGTGCCCGATCACCCCTGCGTATCTGCCATCTGGTATTGCTGGATAGTCATCTCCGGGAAATTCATCGGCTCTTACTAACTCATACCCGGACCTTAAGCGTCCTTGTATGTTTTTCGTGTCGAGAAATCCCATGATTTCTACCCTAACCCATCTGTGTCTGAATCCAGTTGGCGCGTTGGGCGTATCTAAGTACGATGGTGGAGTCCAAACTTTCTTACGTAAAGTTTTAGCTCTTGTTTGGCTCGCACGGGAAGTAGTTTTTGTTTCTTTTGTCATATGCTTATTCTCCCTCCGTGAGTCTTAATTGTCTTGCATACTCTTCTAGTGGCACACGCAATTTTTTAGCGATTGCTACTTGTGAAGGTGTGAGTTTCACACTTTTGCGACCAGTCCTTGCACTACGCGTTGCAGAAGCAACGTTTTGTGTAGGTTTATTAATCGTCTTTTCTACAGTATTACCAAATTTCTGAGGGAATTCAAGTCTTATTCTTTTATCAATCTCTGTATAATAAGAATCTGACTTTGGATCATACCCTTCTTCTTCAGTAAGCTTTCTGTGTAGATCAAAAGCTGTGTAGGTCATGGCATTATCTTTGCCAAACCATTCATTCTTTTCCGCCCAATCCTCTGCTTTTGGATCTGGTGGCGGGGTTTGTTGAGTTGGATATTGAGCTGCAGGTCCTTGTTTTCTTCTAGATTCATTAGCAGTTTCTTCCATTTTTTGTCTGCTTTTGATTTCGGCAAGTTTGCCCTGCTCGTATCCTAATTGTGAGATAGCCGTTAAAGCTTCAACTTCCGCTTTTTTATCATCTGCTTCTCTAGAAGCACCTAATTTAGCTTGAGCTGCTGCTAAAGATGATTTGATTCTATTCTCCATTTCAACAGCATAATCTCTATCTAATGTCGTAGCGGTGTGAGTCAACTCATCTCGTTCTCTCATTACACGTTTAGCATAAGTAACAGCTTCTTCTTTCTGTCTCTCTGCTTCACGCATCTTTCTGGTAAGTTTAGCGATACGTTTTTTAACGCCTTCACTATACTCTTCCATTTCTTTCTTTTGTTCTGTTGGTTGTTCTTTTACTTCTTCCTTTTTGTCTGATTCGCTAGCTTGAACATCAGGCTGCTTATCAGGTTCCGCAGGTGTGTCAGCGGGCTTATCACTGTCTTGAGTAGTTTTTTCATCTTTGACTTCTCCTCCTTCAGCTTTTTTATCTAAATCAACTTCAGTTGCTTTTTCGTCAGCATCACCGACATCAATTAGATTTGATGTTTTTTCTTCGTCTCCTTTGTCCATTTCTCGTGGCATAGTTCCTCCCTATGATTAAATTTCGTGGAATATATCTTCAGGGTTTTCCACGGTCGCCAGAACTTCATCGTCATTGAGAAGTCTAACTTCACCCCCATCTATTTTCATTCTAGATCCGGCATATCTAGCAAAAATAACCCAAGTTCCTTTTTTACACCAAGGTCCATCAGGATATCTTTCTTTGTCTTTATAACAATCCGGTCCTACATCTAAAACGAGTCCACAAGTCGATGCTACTTGCGAACGTTCTATAACATCATCCGTTATAAGAATACCCCCTTTAGTTTTCTCCTTCATCTTGAAAGGTAAAACTAAAAGTCTCCAACCCGTTGGCTTAGGTAATTTAGCTGTTTCGGATGTTAGATCTTTTTCAACTTTTTTAGGTTCTTTGTCGTATTTTTCTTGAAGTGCATCCCTATGTTTTGGGACTTCCTTGAGGTTTGATACTGATAACGGTTCCGTCATTTTTTTGCTCCTTTTTATCTAGCAGGCTGGATATTTCCTGACTCATATACTGATACGTTCGTAACTGTCCCAACATATACTGATATTTCTCCATATTGTCAACACCGCCTGAAACCATGGCAGCTACAACATCATCGTGTCTCATTTTAATGATTCTTCTAACCTTATCTACGAATACCATTTCGTCCATTATTTTTTTCTCCTTTTTGTCTTTTTCTTCTTTCCCTTAGGTTTACTACCATAAGCTTTTGTCCATTCTCGAGCGATCTTCGGCTCATTCTTCCATAGATAGCGTCTTTGTTTTTCTGATTTAAATGGCATCTTTCTCCTTATTTGGAATTTCGTAATCTTTTAGTACTTGAAGTTTTTCTTCTGCAGAAGCAACTTTGTGTAATTGGCAATCTAATTCTTTTTGATGATTTAAATGTTCACTGACCCCAACAGAATTTTCTAAAAGTAATTTAATCACAGCATCTGCTGCTGCGATGTCTGCCTCATATTGTTTCTCTAGTGCGTCTATTAAGACTGCTCTCATTAAGCTGATTTTCTTTCTCGCGCCATTTTCTTAAATGTTTTAGCTAAAGCTTTAGCTCTTCCTGTACATCCTGGTTTCGTAATAGGTGTACATTTTCCTTCTGTTCCTCTTTTCTTAATTGAAGCTGTAGCTTTCTGAATCCATTTACCATCTTTAGCTGCAACACGTCCGCCTTTAGCATAGCCCCGATTCAATTCTGAATGGACCCTAGATATTTCAGCTCTACGATTTGGATTGGAAGGTAATGATTCAACACGACCCAATTCTTCTAATAGGTTCGTACGTCCGCCGCCATAATATTTAGCTCTTCCACCTTTAGCATAAACACTTTTTTTAGTCTTCATTGGGAATGCTGCTGTGGAATCAAAATACTGTGGCATTATCTATTAATTTTTCCTCTTTTACGTTTGCCCCATTTTCCATAGGACTCGTCACGTCTGTCTTTGAAAGATTGTTTCTTAGTAGATTCTTTTCCACGTCTTGCGCTGATAGATTCGTCTTCTCTATCTTTGTAACCTTGTTTTTTAGCTTTGCCACCTTTCTTCATACCACTTGCGTATGGAAATCTAACATTGCTTCTTACACCATTTTGTCTCATTATCTTTTAGCGACTCCTCCGCCTCGTTTAGCTATACCCATGGATTTAACACGACCGCCGCTTTTTAAAGCAACTCCGGTTCCACGTTTAGCGATTCCGCCACCTTTAAATAAATTTCCCTGAGCATCATATCTCGGTATGCTGTGATCTGCAAACTTGTGAGTATAAGGACCAAAATCTTTCATCGCATTATGTCTTACATGTATACCAGCATCGTCCATGCCCGATATAGAAGCTCTTCTTCTATTTTTTGCTAAAGCTAGTCCGCCCGCAAGAGCAGCACCAGCTAGTAACGCTTTTTTAAGTTTTGATTTTTTCTTAGCCATAATATTATCCGTAATTGATTGTTAGTATAACTTACTTCTAAATGCAAGTCTATTTCTTCTTAGGTCCACCGTTCCTGAACACTTGTGTTCCTTTTATTCCAAAAATGCTCGCTACGACGGTAATCCACAAAGTTTGGAACCATATCGGGAGTGAGCCAAAATGATGAAAGAAAAGCTCGATCTTCTGCATCATTACCGGATCCTCACTGAAAACTCCCCAGGCGAGAACGATGATCGGCGCCGAAATTATCAAAAGGACGAATTCGTCCTTGTAATCGTTTTGCCGCGCTTCTAAAAGTTTGCCCTGGTAAGATTCCTCACCTCGGGCCATACGTTCTGCATGCAATAGTTGTGCATCAGACATAGCCATTTTAGTTCTTTGTTTATTCGAATAGACTTTGGCTCCTGCTTGAAGAGCCATTTTTGCTAAACCAAACCACATATTAGAACCAGGTAGCTGTTTGTTTTCTAGCTTTACCTACGCCCTTAACTGTAACCTTTGTGCCTTTGTCTATTTTTTGTCCAGGCGTAAAGTCATTAGTTACAATATCAGCTCTAGGGTCTTGTCCTACCTTACCTAGATCAGCTTTGTACTTTTTGCCACCTTCTGGGTATCCTATTGGTGTTTTTGTCATATTTTTCTCCTTTTAAATTTGTATCCTATCTTCTAGGACCTTTCAAGGTCTTAACATCTCTACGTTTCATTCTATCTGAATAGACTTTAACCTCATTAGCCATTTGTTGTTTAGCCAATGAGGTATCGGCTCTTAGTTCAGCCAAGTCTTCATTCTGTTCAAGTTTTTCATCAAATTGAGATTGACCCATTAATTGTTTAGATTTATCTAAATTAAGTTTTTCTTGACCCTCT